TGGTACGACGAAGGCCAGTTCGATCAGCGTGGGCAGCGCCCCAAGGCGCGCTTGGTTGACGACTACGACAGTGGCGACGGCAAAACGTTCTATGTGGGCGGCAAGGCCTCGGAAAAGCAGCTGCGCGTCTACGAAAAGGGCAGGGAGCAGGGCGACAAGAATTCGCCATGGGTGCGCTATGAGGCCCAGTTCCGCGCCTCCAATCGTAAGGAACTGCCGCTCGACCTGCTGCGCGACCCAGCGGCCTACCTGCTTGGCGCTTACCCGGTGCTGCGCTTCCTGCGTTGCGTATCAACGCGAATGGAAGTCACCAAGGCAGCTGTAGCGGCCACGCTGCAAAGCGCATTCCGCAACCTACGTCGCCAATACGGCGCGACGCTCAACGTCATCACCAAATTCTGCCCTGACACCGACTCATTGCGGGCAGTCATGGAAACCTGCACTTCGCCAACGCTGCCGAAGTGGTTCAACGGGAATGTAGCAGCGCATTGGGCCGACACCTCGGTCCTACAGCCACCAAACCTCAAAGGGGTCTACGCATGAGCATCAAGGTCACCGTCCTGAAAAGCGAAATCGATGAACGCGGCGGCAGCTTCAAGAGCGATAAGGGCGAGGATATCGCCTACACCACCCGCAAGCAGAAAGCGCGCCTTGAAACGGATGGCTTCGCCTATCCCTTCGACGTGCGCTTGCAGGACGGCCAGCCGGGTTACCCGCAGGGTGATTACGAGCTCGATATCGAGTCGATGCTCCAGGTCAACAAGGGCGTGGCCTCGCTGAGCAAGTTCACCGTGCTGCGACAGCTGCCGAAGGTTGCTGCACGCCCTCCGTCTCAGGCCTGAGCCATGGGCCTGCTCATCTACACCACGAACCCTTACGCGCTGCTCGGCATTGGCTTTTGTCTCGGCGTGGGTACTGGCATCGCCGCAATGCGTGCGGCGATTAAGGCGCGCGGGGAGCACTGAGCATGGCCCGAGTTCTCACATGCATTGATCCGACGCCAGCGAGCGACGGCTCTTGCGCCCAATCCGCGTGGATCGATCAAGCCTCGTGGATTGACTACTTGCCGACCGTGGAACAGGCGAACACGGTCGGTTTTGCCATCTTCTGCGCCCTCGCGATGCTGGCAGCCTTTCGCCTGATCAACCCAAGAGAGAGTGAAGACGTATGAACAAGCGCAACCGTGAATCCCTGATGCTGCGTGTCAAGCACAAGGCGTCGTCCTTCAAGTCCGGAGTTGTGGCCGCTGTCGCCACCGCTGCTGCATTGCCGGGCTTCGCCTTCGCACAGCAGACGGCCACCTTCGATCCGGCGTCCGTCCTGGCCGGCATCGCTGCGATGCTGGCGGCCGGCATCCTGATCTACACCGCGTGGGTGGCGGCGAAGTGGGCGCTGAAGGCCTTCGGCATCGTGAAGTAATTCCGCAGCTGTGCGGGCGGGGGGAGGCGCCTCCCCCCTTGTTTTAAGGGAGGTCGAAATGGAAGGTTTGATTCTTCTGATCGTGTGGCTACTTGGCGCAAAAGTCCTTGCGGACGGGATGCGCTGATGCGCTGGCTGTTGCGCCTATTCGCTCGCACGTTCGTTCGGCGTGTGGTCGTTCTGATCGTTGCGGCGCTGTGTGCTTGCTTGGGTGGCCGAGCATTCGCCGCGGACTACAGCATGTGCGGCCCAACCGCGCCTGAGTCGAGCGGAGGTGCGTATCTCTGCCCGGATCAGGGTATTGCCGCAGCTATGGCGGCTGCGTCTGCGGCGTACTGGGTGAGCGTTGGTGGCTGCGGCTTTACTGAGCCGGGACACACTACGGTAGGCCCCACGAACGTGGATACGCGCAATCGGGTGGTGCAGGTAATGATCATGCATCAGGGCGGCGGATGTAGCTCAGTTCGCATGGAGTGGCCTGAGAATGAGTCGTGCCAGGACCGGAACAGGAACAAATTGGCCGATGCGGCGCCATGGTACAGCGAGCCCAGCACCTGTGTGGGCGGGTGCAAGGTTCAAGGGACGCCGTTCAATTACAACAACGGCGGCGTCAAGGTCTACGGCATGAAGGATCGCTCGTACAGCGGTGACATTTGCGTACCGTCAGGGCCCGCCAAAGGTATCGGCCCCACCAGCGATGAGAAGGACGACGCGACGAAGCCGAAGGGTGATGAATGCAATGCCCTTGGCTCTGGGCAAACTGCATGCGTAAAACCGAATGGTGATCATTGCAGCACAGCGTCTACTGGAAAAACGTTCTGCTGGAAGCCGAACGAGACTGGGGAGAAGAAGGACGGCACAGACGCACAGACGAAAGGCGAGAAGGGCAAGCCTGTTACGCCACCAACGTCGCCCGATCCCGAAAAGGAGTATCAGCGAAAGGAGGGCTATCAACAGACGGCGTGCATCAACAACACGTGCACGACCTATAACGTCACCAACTTCAACGAGACGGGGAAGGGCACTGCGAAGAACGGAACTGGCGACAACAGTGTTGATGGCACAGGGAACACCAGCGGTAACGGCAAGCCGGGTACTGGCTCGGGCGGCGGGAAAGATGGCGAGGGTGACTCTGCGACCGACAGCGGCAACTGCGAAGCGGCTCCGATGTGTACGGGTGACACGTTGAAATGCTTGCATTTGCGATACACGTGGAAGAATCAGTGCAATACGACTAAGGATGAGGTCGTTGGCGGTGACGATTGCAAGTCCGTACCGGTCTGCATCGGCAAGGGCTGTAAGGCGCAGGAATACGCGTCCGTGCTGCAGCAGTGGCGCGGGCGATGCGCGGCGGAAGGTGATCGCGCGAAGTTAGCCGCAGATGCTGCCGCAGGCGCTGCGGATGCTGCCGGGGATGACCAATCAGCGGCGGTTTCCGATTTGTGGAAGAAGGGCCCGGGTCAGGACGGGCAGGGCCTTGACCGGAACAAGCTGACCTTGGGCGGCGGGGAGCTTTTCCCTGCGATTGACATTATGGGCACCTCCTGGGCACCGCCAGCGCAGCTGTACTCGGTGCTTCAGATGATTCGGCAATTGGTCATTGCGGCCGGTGCGCTGGCAGCGATGTACATTCTCTTTAGGAAGTGACTTCTATGGCTTGGTTGTCGTTCGATAGTCCGATGCTCGGCGGCTTGGCCGGGATGCTCAACAAGCTCATCAAGCTGCGCGCTGGCCTGTGGGTGGCGAAGATCCTTTCGACACTTGGCTTAGGCTTTGCCGCGCAAGAGTTCATCTATGAGCCGATCATTCAGCAGGCTATAACGGCGTGGAATTCGGTGCCGGGCTACATCGCCAATTGGGTTCACGCGCTCGGCATCGACGTTTTCGTGTCGCTGTGCCTGAGCGCTTACGGCATTCAGGGCGCGTCACGCATCTTCCTTTCGCGGAAATATGAGAGTCCGACGTGATCGGTGATACCGCCTCAATTTCGTTGCTGACAGGCTTGCCGGGGTCCGGGAAGTCGCTGCGCATGGTGCAGCGTATCGTTGACTTGGTAGAGCAGGGGCAGCACGTCTTTACGACGAACATCAACGGCATCAACGTGCCGGGCATTACGCAGTGGTCGGACCCTACGGATTGGCGTTCGTTGCCAGCCGGTGCGGTGCTGTTCGTTGATGAGGCCCAGCAGTATTTTCGTGCGCGCCGTGGTGGCGATCCGCCCGAGTACATCAGCGCTATGGAGACAATCCGGCACAGTGGTGTGCGGCTGGTGCTGGCTACCCAGCAGCCCAACTACCTGGACACGCATCTTCGCGGCTTGGTGGGCTTCCATGAGCATTTGCTACGCCAGTCGGGCAAGGAAAAGACCTTTATTTTCCGCAATCATCAGGTGATGGATGAGGTCCGACAGGGCCTGAAGCGCATCAAGAGCCTGTACGACCATGAGATGTGGACGCTACCGGCGAAGTACTTCCAGTACTACAAGAGTGCGGAGATCCACACGGTCAAGTACCGGATGCCCGCGCTGTTGAAGAAGGCGCTCATCATCGCCCCAATCGCGCTGGTGCTATTCGCGCTGCCCTTCGGCTACATGGCCTACACAGGGCTGAAAAAGAAGGACGAAGCGGCCGGGTTGAAGGAGGCGGCGGCTTCGGCGCCGCCGACTGACCCGGCCGGTCGACCGTCGCGCAATGCCGGTGGTAGGTCTGAAAGCCGGTCGGCAGAAGAATACGTCCAGGCGATCACGCCGCAGGTGGCCGACGTTGCATGGTCAGCGCCGGGGTATTCCGGTCGCGAATTCCGGAGTGATCCGCACATCTTCTGCATGTCGACGGCCAACAGCTGCCGGTGCGTCACAGAACAGAACACGCGGCCCGTGGTACCGGTTCGTGATGATGTATGCCGCGACATTGCGCGTTGGGGCGAGTCGTACAACCCGTTCAAGGAACCGCAGCAGGCTCGTAATGCCGATGCCAGCCCAAGGCCTGTAGAGAGTGGCGGGGAAGGGCGGCGCGACCGCGTGGCGCCGTCACAGGCCACGGTTGCTGTGCAAGGCGTGGCGGTGCAGCGCGGCGACCGGGCGCTAGGGAGCTTTCCCGAGTCTCCCCCGCATCAAACGTCGTCCTACATGACCACGCCGGTTATCCCAACTAGATTGTGA